ACGCCCTCGCTGAAAAGTGCCTCGCTGAAATCGGCGCGCTCATCACCTCGAGCAACTACGCCTCTGGCACGAACACCGGCGCCGCCCTCTCGTACGCCGAAGTCGTCGCCTCCAAGGGTGTCCTCGACGCCGCCAAGGCCGCTGAACCCCGCGCGTTCATCCTGAACCCGACCTACGCCAACGGCCTCCTCGGCGACGCTACCATCATCGGTAACTCCGTCCTCGGCGCCGGCATCCTGACCTCCGGTAACATCGGTACCCTCGCTGGTGCCTCGGTCTACCAGTGGAACAGCCTCCCGACCAACTCCCAGAGCCTCGCCGGCTTCGGTTGCGGCGCGGACGCCATCGCGGTCGCCTCGGCTCTCCCGATGGGCGAAATCCCGGGCTTCGAAGTCGCCAACGCTGTCGACGCCGACACCGGCCTCGGCGTCCAGGTCCTCATGGGCCAGGAGCAGAGCGGCTACTACAACGTCACCGCCACGCTGCTCTTCGGTGCCGCTGTCGGTCGCGCGACCTCCCTCAACCGCCTCACCACGGCCTAATCAGCCGCCGCAAGGCAACGAACGAGACCCCCAGCGATGGGGGTCTTTTTTGTGCCCACCCCCTACCAATGCGGGCAAGTATAGGATGAGCCTCTACTCTGAGTTTCTGGCGGACGCCAAGGAGATGATCGCGGACTTCGGCGTCGCCGGGTCTGCCAACGCGGGGGCCATCACCTTCAAGTGCCTCATCTCCGACCCTGCCGTCTCCACCGTCCTCGAAGCAGGGGGGTATATGGAGCGTACCCAGTACTCTGTCCGCCTCCCCGCTGTAACGGCCTCCTGGAGCCTCCCAGACGGCTCTACGGGGGCTTCGGCGGCTACCCTCAGCGGAGGGGTGCCCATCGCCTCCCTCGCCCAAGGGAAGAAAATCGTAGCCGGCGGGAAGACCGTCCGCATCACGACCCAGACTTACAAGCCCGGGTCGGCATGGATCACGCTGTTGGTTATCGACGATAATCAATAACGCTATGGTAACGGTATCCATTGACCCGAAGTCTATGGCCCCATTCATTGCCATGCTTAAGCGCTTGTCGGCTGAGACCGGCATGGCTGAGAAGGATACCGCCAAGAAGCAGGCCGCTCTTATTTGCGAAGACTTGGCCCGCTTTACGCCTCCCCTGGTCAAGGGTGGCGGTGGCGGCCTGACCAAGAAGGCCGAGACGGCTGGCAATGAGGCCATCGCCGGGGACACGCGCAAGATGTTTATCGCTATCGGGGACCGCAATCCGAGCAGCCAGAAGGCAGCGGTTTTCCGTAGCCTGTCCCACGCGGCAAAGACGAATAACCGTGCGACCTTCGACAAGATTGTCCGCAAGTCCAGCATCGAGTCCCTGAGCATCTCGCCGATTATGACGAAGATACTTAATGACCCAGACCAAAACCGCGCCTTCCTCAAGGCTAAGAACTACCTTAACCGCGTTCCCACGAAATCTAACACCTACGGTTTTGACACGGTAACAGACCTGAAGGCCGAGCATAACGCCATCAAGGGCAAGTTCGGCGGACGTATCAAAAGGGGGCAGCGCATCGGACAGCCTCGTCAGCTCGTCGAAAGCAAGAAGGCATTAGATGACTACGTTGCTACCCGCCAAATCGAGGTAGGTCGCGTTAAGTCTGGCTGGTTGAGGGCCCTGCTGACCTTGCCCATGCCATCGGGAAAGAATGGTCCGAGGAACTTTGGCGCCGACCTGCGCAAGGCGACCTATATTGCCCGCCACGCAGGAGCCGGAGGCTATTCACGCGTTGTCGAGACCGGCAAGGAATACATGATCACCATTGGAAACCTCATGGGCAATGTGAACTCAATCGCTACAGAAGCAAATGCCCTTAATCTTGCCCTGGCTAACCGTGAGACGCAGATGGCTAAAGACCTTAATGGCTACATCGCGCGCATAAAGAGCAGGAACAAGGCCTAACCCTACCAAATCCGGCAAAGGTACAATGGGAACGAAGAGCATCAGGCACATCTGCGAGTCCACCCTCGCCACCTACCTCTCGACCCAGACCGGGCTGACCAGCGTCACCTTCCTCACGGGGGACAGCGCCGCGACCCAGACCCTGCCCAAGGCGGTCGTCCTTTGCGAGTCCGCCCGTGCCCCTGGCGACCTCCCCGAAGGCTTGGGCAACTACGCCTGCTCCGTCCGCATCACCCTGTTCTCCAACGCGGACGACACGACCCTCTCCGATCACCGCGCCCGCTGTGCCGCCCTTGCCGGGAACATGCGTGACCTGACCGCCATCAAGGCCGCCTTCGTCGCCACCGGGGACGCGACCTGCTATGACGTGACGATGACCTCCGAGGACGAAGGGGTCGACGAGCGCTCCTGGGCCACGTCCTTCTCTTTCGACATCCTGACCGTCCTCCCGCCTGAGTAATTCCAAACCCAGCAATAGAAATGAGCGAAGTCAACAAAGGCGTAGTCTGTCTCTTTGGTATCGATGCGGGCCAACTTGCGTCGCTTTTCGTGCAAAGTTACTCCGTCTCGTCCAGCTTCAACAACACGGCGACCGTCGTGAATGAGGAAGGCCTGACTGTCACGGCCCGCTATGATGACCGAAAGAGCGAAATCACGGTCGAAGGGGTGGCGAAATCTACCTCTGTCCCCACGCTCGGCTCCGTCTTTTCTTTCACGGTTCAGACCGCTTCGGCCTACTCTGGCGGCTCTGGCTCGACCTCCTACTCCGGAGTTATTATCAAAGTCGACGACAAGGGCACCTCGCAAGGTTTCGTCAGCGTCTCGGTGACCGCCGAGTGCTACGAGGAAATCTCGTACTAATTGCCCTTTGACTTCCCCTCGGCGGGGATAGGCTAACAGAGGTGGACCGCCGCTTCCTGAACGCCTACGTCGACCCGGCGCCCTTTCGGCTGCTGGGTCGTTCTCTTTACCCTTGGTGCCTCAAGTACCGCGTCCGCCTGATGGCCTTCGACTCGCCCCTGATCACGGGCGACCGCGGCGTGACCCCTGCCGACCTCATCTTCGCCTGCCAAGTCTGCGCCGAGGAACCGCTGGGGGAGATTGGCTGGGTGGACAAGCTGCGCATCATGCGCCTGAATGATAATCCTGCGAAGTTCTACGCCATGCTGGATGCCTTCGCCGGCTACATCCTGCTGAACGATTGGCCCAAGTTCTGGGAGCAGACAGCGAAGAAGTCAGGAAAGAACAGCGGAGTCCCTTGGCCTATCACCATCGTTGCAAACCTAATCGCCAACGGCATCCCAGAGCAGCGCGCCTGGGAAATGCCCGAGTGTCAGGCCATCTGGCTTAACGCGGCCTTCGCCGTCCAAAAGGGTGCCGACGTGGCGATCATGTCCCCAGAGGAGGAAGCCTTCATCGCCGAGGAGAAAGCCAGGGAGGCTGCTTCCAATCCGGCAAAGGTAACGACTCCCTGACCATGGCCCAAGACCTCACGGTAAACATCAAGACGACCTCCGAAGTACCGCAGGCCATGGAGAAGGCCAAGGCCGCCACCGTCTCTTTCGGTAAGCAGGTCGAGGACGTCCAGAAGAAGTTTAGCACGGCCTTCAAGGACATCGCCTTCTCTTACGTCGCCCCGCTCGTCCTGCTCAACAAGGCCATCAGCCTCATCACGGACAGCCTCGAAAAGTCTAAGCAGGAAATCAAAGACATCCGAGATTTCGCGGCGACCAGCAACTCGCCCTACCTCGACCCTAAGACCAAGTACCTGGCTAACCTCCGCGTAGCCACGGATCGCGAGCGCATGGAACGAGGCATGGCCCCCAAGGCTACGACCGAGGAATATGCATACTTCCTCCAGAATGACCCACGCTCAAAAGGTGTCCTTGAGTCTGCCGGCATTGGTGCGAACCTGAAGGCGCTCTTGGCTGGCGTCTTCTCCAGCGGGGACGAAGGAGCCGCAAGGTCGCTCGCCTCAAATCCTGAAATCAAGGCGGCCATCGACACCATCATCGAGAAGGCCGCGAAGGATGCTCAATCGAAATCCGGTGAGTCTGAGAAGAAGGCAGACGCATTCAAATCGCCAGAAGGCTTTTCCAACGTCGTAGGAGTCGGCGCGAACCCGGTCATGGAGGCTATGACGGCTCAGCTCGAAGAGCAGCGCAAGCAGACGGCCTTGCTCGAAGTCCTTGCCTACTACGGCTTTTCTTCCACGGACGGATGGATCACCGACCCGGCGACCAATTCTCCCGCAAACCGCGGTAACCCCTAAACCTTATGGCACGTCAAGATTACGGAGACAACCTCAACGCCCCGATCCAACAGCCCGGTGGCAAGTTCAGCAACGACGGCTACGGCCTGCTGACCGCCACGGTCGTCTGGAAGGGCAACACGAACAGCGACCTTTCGGTCGGCAATCGCGGCTCGACCTGCCCCATCAACGGAGCGCTCGCGGCCCACAAGTTCAGCGCTACCTACGACGCCCTGGGCATCGCCACGATCACGGTGGACTATATCGGCATCGACCCTAATGTTAACGGCGGAGTCTATACGAACCCCGAGGTGGGAACGTCCAACGGACTGACCTCCCAGCCTATTACGACTAACCCGAACTTCTTCGAGAACGCTGGAGCCGGCTTCTACAACGTCATCGCCGGCATGACCTTCACAGAGTCCGACAAAGGTCCGCAAGTCATCGGCACCGACGGCAAGAAGGGCAAGTCATACATCGGCGAGAACGGAGCCTGTTTTGAGCGCGAGGACGGAGGCCGCTTCATCGGCTTCGTCGACCCGGCCTTCAAGAAGTTCTACGGCAAGACGAACTACCTCGCCCCGCAGACCTCCTTCTCGGGTCACTTCTACACCAGCGAAGACACCAAGGTCCAGGCCATGATTGAAGCGCTCAACACCAGCGCATCGACGAACAATTGGGAAGGCACGCTCCCCAATATCATCCCCGACTACGCAGGCACCTATTGGAACACCAGCACGGAAGGAGGAGACAACCAGCTGCTCCTCGCCCAAGTCAATGTCGAGGACTACGGACTGCTCTACAAGGTAAACTATGAGGTCCGCTACAGTCACGAAGGCTGGCCCCCTGAAGTCTACCCGGTAACCCCGAGCTTCTGATCATGAAAATCCAGCCGGGAAGCGGTTATGACTTCAGGGCGTCCTCAAGCGGGTTCAGTCTGGAGATTGAAAAGGGGTGGGTCGATTATGTGTCGACTTCGGACGGCGCCGACATCCTCCACCCCTTCAAGGTCATCTTCACGTCTCAGGCCGAGGAAATCTTCACCTACCGCGTGGTGACGGGGGCCGTGAATAACACCATCCCGTCCAACATGGACGACACGTTCAACGTCATCGAGGCCGGCTCCATCTGGGTCGCCTGCGGGTATGACGCGACCAATAAGAAGTTCCCCGACCCGACCAACATCGTCCTGGACTCAGGCCCTACCCTGCCTGCCTCGACGACCAGCACGGCCTACGTCCTGCTGGCTACCGTCAATAATGGAACGGTCAATCAGATCGTCACCGGCTCCCTTTGGGGTGACCGCATCCAGATTGGCAGCGGGACGACGCAGAACGCCCATTACTACTTCGCCCGAGTCTGATGGTCACCATCAACACCATCGGAGACGACAGCGGTAGGACTTGGGCCGCGGTTCGTGCGCCAGCATGGAACGGCTCCGGCCTCGTTGCCGACCCTTTCTTCGGTACTCCTTCGTCAAATAATTGGAGTCCTACGGCAATCCCCTACCCAGGGGCCCCAACTCCATACCACGATGCCCGCTACTTGGAAGCGCTGACAAGCCTTCGCAAAGCGTTCCCCGTTTCGCTTCAACTCAATTCGGCTGAGTCCCCTAGCGGGGCGTTCTCGACCTGCCTTGGCCTGACTCGCGTAAGCGTTGATAGTGAAACCGATGACCTTTACCTGACCCTCGGAACGGGCATTGCAATCGGAAGTTTTTCGAGCTTCGAGGTTCGTGGTTATTACCCGGCCTACCCAGCACCCCCAACTCTAGCTACGACCGGGTACGACTACGAGACGACCAAGGCACACCTTCTCGGGGCCACGGTCAACATGACGATCACCACGAACACGACCACCCTCTTTGAGAGCATCGTCATCACGTCCGCCCTATTCCCTTCGGACATGTTCGACTCGGGCAACCTCGGCGTCTACATCACCAGCGTCCCCGTTCCGTCTCAGTCGGTAACGTCTTTCAACATCAGTTCGGTCGTCCTTCCGTAGGCCGCCCCCTACCCCTTCCAATCGGGGCAAGGTTAGACCCGATGAGCTGCTCTAACACCGTAACCGTCTCGAGGGGCAACACCTTCGCCTGCACCTTCACATGGACGCCTGGCACCTCGGGACCGGCGAACCTCCTGACCACGACCCTCTCCTCGACCTTCGAGGACCGTCAGTTCAACCAATACCCCCTGACCGTGACCAAGGCGCTCGACGGCCTGTCCTTCACCGTCTCCTATCCGGGCGATACGTCCAACTGGGCCATCGGAACGGGCCGCTGGGACATCAAGTTCGCCTTTTCCTCGTCCAGCATCTCGCGGACTGAAATCTTCCGCGTCAACGTCATCGAGTCGGTCACGGAATAATTCCCATGCCCGACGCGACCATCACCTCGACCGAGTCCACCTTCGGCATGATCAGCGGCGTCTTCGCGGCTGACCAGTCCACCATCACGGGAACCATCTCAGGCATCATCGAAGGCACGATTGACGGCTCCGTCGGGGTGCCCGGTCCGCAGGGGCCTCAAGGTCCCCAAGGCCAGCAAGGCCAGCAAGGCCAGCAGGGCGTTCCTGGACAGCCCGGTCAGAAAGGCGACAAGGGCGACCAAGGCGAGCAGGGCATCCCGGGCCAGAAGGGCGATAAGGGTGACCAAGGCGACCCCGGCGCTCCTGGCGTGGGCGTTCCGACTGGAGGCACGGCTGGGCAAGTCCTCGCCAAGATTGACGGCACGAACTACAACACGGAATGGGTAGACCAGTCTGGCGGCGTCACCTCGGTCGTCCTCCCGCTAATGCTCGATGACGGCGAACTCAGCATCGAGGAGGGCTATTACTACCCCTACGCCAATCCCTCTAACTTCATCAGCGCCGAAACCGCCGTTGCCACCTTCTACCCACTGGACGGCAACCCTTCGGGCTTCATCACGCAGGACTATCTGACGGGCTACGCCCCGCTCGCCTCCCCGGCCTTCGGGGGCAACCCCACCGCCCCGACTCCGACCTTCGGGGATAACGACACCTCCCTCGCGACGACCGCCTTCGTTCAGTCCGCCCTCCTCGGCGGCACGGCTGTCGCCCGCAACCTCGAGGTCGAAGTCCGCAATCAGTCCGGCTCGACCATCCCCGCCGGCTCCATCGTCTACATCTCGGGAGCCACGGGCAACAAGCCTCTGATCACGCTCGCCCAGGCTAACAACGATACGAACTCCGCCCAGACTATCGGCTTCGTCAAGACATCCATCGCCAACAACGGTGTCGGCTTCGTCATCGTGCGCGGCGAACTCGAGAACATCGACACGTCCGCCCTGACCGAAGGGGTTCAGTTGTACCTGTCCCCGACCACGGCTGGCGGCTGGACGATCACCAAGCCT